CAGTTCAGACTCAATGGTACGCATGATGATTTCAGGGAACAGCAGTCGGCCAGAAGGCGTGGTGTTGTTTGAACCATCATTACGGGTGATCGCAGACATCTGGATGCCATCGCTTACCACAGCTTTCATGGTGGGCGGCTTGATACCAGTTGCGTAGTCTTCACCGAGGAACATACCGGCAGAAGCCATGAACTGTCCGACAACGGAACCGTACTTGGTTTCGTCAGTCTCGCTGCCGTGCTTCTGGGTAAGGTACTGTGACAGGGTCAGACCCATGGATGCAGCAGTCTCGTACTCTTTCGCGTGGAAAGGAATTTCCACAGCATTTCCTGAGCGGTTCCGCAGCTTGAATTTAGTTTCTAAGTCACTCATTGCAGTTTCCTTTTAGACTCAGGGTGGATTAAAGACGTTCGATCAGGACAGTCGCACCGGCTTCGCCAGTACCACTCACCAATCGGATTACACGCCACTTGAAAGCAACACCAGCACCGGTAGCTACTACTACCTTGCCGCCATTGGTCTGTGTACCAACAGCTTCCTGAGCGCCAGCAACTACAGTAGCGCCAACGGCCACTGCGGTTTCACCGGTATCCAGAACTGCAAGCATACGGCGGTCGCTCTGAACTGAACCAAAACTGAAACCTTCGTTTACAGTGTTGGGCTCAACAGATACAACAACACCTTCGATGTCGTCGCCGTCAGAACAGAGAACATAGTTGTTCGCTGCGCCGAGCTTGACTGCCTTACCTACTTCTTCGTCGCCCCAGCCTTCACCGGTAGTTGCTCCAAGAGCAGCTTCAGTGATGCTTGCGAACGGGTCGTTTACTTTAACGTTGAAAGCAAAAGTGCTCATCATTAACTCCGTTATTTAACTTTTGAAGTTGTCAGGCGGTGGACAGCAGCGGACATGGAATCATTTTCCTGTACGTTTTTGTCGTTGCCTTCGAAATCTTCGGTTTCAGGAACTTGTGCAGACGCGCCCACCTTGAACTTCTGGTTGAACTGGGAGTAAGTACGGTTGTACTGCTCCAGTACGACAGAAGGAGATGAATCGTCCATTTTCATGGCGACAGAACCGAGGCTGACCTGCATGCGGTTGATCGCAGTGATAGCGATTTTCACGAGCGCAGATTCAGTTGACTTGGCGGCATCACGCTCTACTTTAGCTGTTGCCAGCTCGGCGGAGAGAGTTGCTTTCTCGGTAGTCAGCACGGTGATGCGGTCAAACATCTTGTCGATCATCGTGCTTTGGTCTTTCTGGTCAACGCTAAGGGAGACTTCTTCGGTTCCAGCCGGAGCCACAACCTCTTCGTCACCCTGCGTTCCTTCCTCGTCAGAAGTAGCGTCTGCCACATCAGCAGGAGTGCCTTCGTCTTCGACTTCAACAACCATTTCCGGGTTGTTCAAAATCTCAGCTTCAGGAACCCCTGACTCAATGGCTGCAACTCCAGCTTCGGTCAGGACTTTCTTTTTTCCGGGCATATCTATTTCACCTACGATTGTCTCGGATCGGGGTTGGAAAGAAGGAGCACGGCTATCAGACGTCTTAACCCTGCGAGAGATTTCGGCAATAGCCGAGTCAAACGAGGATATTTTATCCGCCAGCCCGACCGTTACAGAATCAGCGCCAACAAAAACTCGGCCTTCTGCAGCAGTCTCCTTCAACAATTCGACGCTTGTTCCTCGGTTCTCAGCTACAGTCTCTAGAAACACATCGTAGATTGCGTTCATTTGTGACTCTATCTGGGCACGAGCTTTGTCGTCCAGTTTCTCGTAGGGTGAGCCCAAGGCTTTGAACTCACCCGCACGAAGAACAGTTATATCTATGCCTGCTTTTTTGTACATCTCGGACATACTTGCATGCACAGTTATCACGCCTATCGAACCGACAGTTGCCAGTTTCGCTGCGTATATTTCACGTCCCAAAGAACCGAGCCAGTAACCGCCAGATGCCATGGCGGTGCCGGTGTAGGTGAAGATGGGCATTATGCTTTTGTCTACTTCGGTCAAGAAGTCAGACAGTTCGGAAATCCCTGAAGCTTGTCCTCCGGGAGTGTCCATGTTCAGAACGATGCCGTCTATGCCGGGTGCTTCGATAGCAGAGAAAACCGCATTTCGGATTTCGTCGTAGGAGACCAGCCCCATGTACCGGTTGTAGGGCCGGTTGGTAGTGGTCAAAGATCCACTGATGGTGACGATAGCTACGTTGTCAGCGCGGCTGACCATGTAGCCGAACTCACCGAAATCCATATCAGCTTCCAAGTTGCTGTCCGTCATGGCGCGGATAGACATATCCTGCAGCTCGGAAGTAGGGGTGTCGTGGATCTTCTGCTCAATGAGCAAATGATTACGTAGGCTGGACTCATCGCCCAGCCAATAGCAGCTTTCGTTTATCTTCATTGACTTGCTCCGCCAGCGTTACTGGGAGTATCGGGTTGCAGCGCCCGTCCTTGGGGGTCGCTGTTTGGCGAGGCGTCTTGTGCGTTGGTGCTAGCTGCGCCTCGCATGAATCCGGTACCGCTCAAAGGAGGAGCGCCGGGTGCTCTTGGACCGGTGCCCAGTTCCTGAGCAGCCTCCTCATCGGTGAGGAAACCTTCAGAAAGAAGCCTGAAAGTTCTGTCCAAGTGCATGGTCTTGAAAGCTTCCAATTCGTCTTCAGGGCGAAGGTTGATTGGATCGAACTTGAATTTTACGTAGACGTCCATGCCGTACAAACGAGTGGCCAAGGTAATGGCCCGAGACATGACTTCTTCTACTGGGCGCTGGATGCCGCGAGCTACTTTCAGGAACACCAAGCTCTCTGTGTTTGAAAGGCTTTGTGATCCTGAGAGACGCAGACCCAGAATTGATGGGGAGGCTTTCAGCGATGTGGCGTGTTGGCCGGAGAGAGCATTGAGCAGCGGGACATAGTCCGCCTTCTCTCCCTCAGCTTTCATCAGATCAGCCTGAGCGCTATCGTAAAACACCAGAGCATCCTCCGGGTTCAACGCCTGCAGCTCGGCACTTACTTGGTCCTGAACAGCTTCCATGAAAGCCCGCAACTTGTTCGGGTCAGACCGGATGTCATCAGGAGCCGCAGCCATGACCATCTCACTGTTCAACTTCACGTTGAGACGGCCATGGCCCTGCCTACGCAGAGTCCGCCTCATGTCCTCAAGAAACTCGTTGAAGTGATAGCTGCTGTTCAAAGCAGCCGACATCATCGTAGTCGAATAAGCCTTGTTGGCATGCTTGTGCAATTCCGAAACAAAGAAATTCGGAAGGTCGAGAGGGATGGGATCTCCCGTGGCAGACAGCTGTCTGGGATACTTGGTTCCATCCCCACGGGAGACCCATTCAATCGTGTCGTAAGGTACGACATTGATTCGGTCTGGCAATCTGAATTTGTCCAATACAAGTTCAGACGCAAGAGCGCCGGTAGAGATAACCTCTACCAGCGCAGTCTCAATCGTGGAGGTAAGGCTTCGCTTGTCCGCATAGCCTTTGGAATAATCGTAAAGAGTGTCGATGGAAGATACAACTGACCTTGCCATCTGAGTACCAGCTTCGCTGTACTGGTGAGTGGCAGTCTCATACGCTGTCACTTTGAAAGGCGAGTTTGCTATTTCTACGAAAGAAAATATCGCCGACGATACTGTTCCGTCTATCAGATCAAGCGAACGTACAGCATCTACATCGCTATTCTGACTTCGGAACGCTTGAATCGATTGGTTGGCGGCACGTGTGTTGTCCTTGGGGACAGCATTGCCTTTGTCATAACCGCTGGAGGCGGTATTGGAGATAGCCTTTTTAACCAGCTTGGTTGGTAGTACTACCTGCTTTCCGGTCGAATCGGGCACGTTAAACTACACCACTCCAGTTAGTCATTATAAAATATTCAGCTATGGCCGTAATACTATCAATCTTTTAGCCAGAACTGGCCATAATTATTACAACTACAGTTGCAAAATTTTGCCTTCACTTCGAGGCAATCCTCAAACGCAGAGGGTCATTGATCTCGGTCACGTCGATCTCCCTCTCAGTCTTCAATTTCTGACGGCGCATTAGCGGCAAACTGGGCGGCACAGACAGGGTTGTCCCGGCCAAAAGCATGTCCATCGCGATGTGCGCGTAGTTCAGAGAATGCGCGTAGTGATCCTCGCCAGTGCTGACCCAAGTCGAAAGCATCTCGCCCTGATCGTTGCGGTTGTCCACACGCTTGACGGCAGAAAGATGGAGTTTGACTGTGGCCAACTCCGGCGATCTGGTGAGTGTGGTTTTTCCGCTGTTTACTCTTTTGGCCATGGAATCGAAACAGCCAGTTCGGTTGGCAGTAACGATTCCTTCGGAATCATTCAGCTTATAATTTTCGAGGGTCCCCTTTTGCTGGCGCACATAGTAGCAGGCCCAAACTTTCCCTTCGTGGTTGTTCTCCACCAAAAACTTTGATACGGAGATATCTGGACCGGCGTCTACCACCCCCTTGGCGCATCCGAAAACCTTTATGAGAAACTGGACTCGCTTGCCGAGATAGTTGTCTCCGTCCTGTCTGATTCGCTCATAATAGATTGCTCTGGTTTCTCCATCGATGTTTGCGAGGACTGTGAACCAGCTGGTTTTTCCAACGTCGAGGCCAAATGCTGTGTTCTTCGCGATGACAAGGTCCGTCTCGTCATCGTCCGGGCGGCGCTCCGCATTCTTGATGGCATACCTATCTATTACCTCTTGCATGAAAGATGTTTCGGAATCTGAATAGGGATAGCCGATCTTGAAGTTTACCCAGTCCTTCTTGCGCTCGTACTCTTTTATCTGGCGCAGAGTCCTTGCGATGGGGTTAACTTCAGGGACGTCTATCGGAACAATCTGGTAGCCGTGGATAGGGTTATCCGGCTCCTCGTGAACCCACTGCCGGAAGTTTGGATTCAGAATGGTTTCCCACTTTATGGGAGACTTGCATTTTGGGCAGCGAATAAAAGCTTCGTCTACTTTGACCAGCGGGTTATCGATATCTTCTTTTTCAAATAAAGTGAGATTGCCGTCGAATCCGGGAACCTCGACATCGGTCATAAAGTTAGGAGCTACCCAGTCGTGACAGGAATCACAACGGACGGTGTAGTGGGCTTTGGACGAGTCCCGGTACATGCCGTTGATGCCATACTTCTCCACGGTAGGAGTAGAAAAAGAGCGCTTGTAATACTCCCCCGGCTTGTTGTGGCCGAGGCGAGAGTTGAACGTGGTGAGGGTGGTCTGGTTACAGAAATCAACCTCATCCTGAAACAGGCCTCTGGCAGGAACGGAGATCGCTGAGTTCTGCCCGTAAGATCCGGCGATGTAAAGAAAGTTGTTTCCTATCTGCTTCAGTTCCGAAGAATCGACATCTCGGTTCATCAGGTCTTTCAGTACCGGGCTGTGCTCAATGACCGGGTCGATACGTGCCTTGGAGAATTTTCTGGCAAAGCCGGTGGTTGGCAGAACGTAAATGACTGTGATGCTTTTGGCTAGGCCCAGCATAGCCAACATCAGTCTTACCCACAGCTCGGATGCTCCAACCTGAGAGCACTTTTGAGCGACCACTTCGTCCGACATATCGGACAAAATTTCCCGCTGGTACTCGTGACCCTTGAAGTTCCATCGCTGGTCAGGGTCCATCGGGTTACGGGTGTTTCTTTCCAGCCACTGCGGAATTTGACTTAGATCAAATACGTTGGTTGCTTGGGAAGCTATCCGGTCAAGATAGTTTCGGTGCTCTCTATGGATCGACATAAATTATTGGGTTGCCTTCTTCAAATAGTATTTCTTCTTCTGTCGGCAAAACCTCAACAATCGATTCGGCCTCGTAATTTATTATTTCAAATTCTTCTGCTGAGAATTCCACGATTAGTTCGTAGGGTTCGTTATCAAATTCGGGTATTGGGAAAACGTGAACTATCTCAGAAGGTCCGGGACCACCCCCGCCGGGGGATGGGCTTACCAGATGTTCCCATACGTCTGAGCCAGCAGGGGCTGTAGACTTTGAGACGATGAGTTCCCATACGTCCATTTACGGCCTCGTATAGGACATGATCGCTTCAGGCAGGTTTTCCAGACTTTGGTTTACTGTCGCGTCCACCAGAACCGCTGTTCCCGTTGAGTTGTCCTCCAGATCCGCTATTCCCCTGACTACTACTGTTCCCGCTGTTACCGTTGGGTCCAGAATTACCCTGCCCGATGCCATGTCCATGCTCACGTTCCCGCCGCCGCTGTACTGAGAGAGCTTTATTCCGCCCGAGTAATTTCTCAGTACCAGTGAGTTCCCCGACCCACCCATATTGATGGTTGGGGTTTGGCCCACTCCGCCACCGGCTACGTTTGAGAAACAGTTTAGGAGTGAGCATTGGGTATTCCCCGCGATAGTCATGGTACCGTTCAGGGCGCACTCATAAACGAAACCGTTGTTGTAGTTGATGTCTAGTAGGTTGCACTGGCGGAAGATGGCTTCCCCGTCCATGTCGCCCTGTACGGTCAAATCTTCAAAGGTACAATGATCAACTGCGGCGCTGCCGACTACTGTCAAGGTGACTGTCGAGGCCGAGTCCCCACGGAACGTGTAACCCAAACTGAAATCAGTGTTCGCCAGCGTGGCGTTGTGCATTATCTGGATAACGCGGATGGAGTTTTTCTGGGCGATCACCAGAGCATCATCGAAGTTGTTGACGGGTGTCCCACGAGTGCCGATAGGAGTGCTGGTTCCAGCCTGTCCGTTGAGGGTGTCTACGCAGACCTGAGAGTCGTAAGCGCCTGCCAGCAGAGTTGAAAGATCCTGCAGGCCTGCAGAATTTGAAGTACGGACGGAGACCTGATTCCGGTTAACCACGTCACCGACATTGGAGTTGGCTCCGGTGAGGTTCACCGCGTACTGCCCGTCCTCGAAAGTCACCGTGTAGCCGTTGATGATCTCTACGACTCGCGCAAGAATAACGCCCCCAACCTCTACGGTGGTGTTGTGCCGGTGGGTGTCTACAAAGGGCGACCCTTGGAATTCAGCTTCAAGGTTTTTCAGCTCAAGCCTGAATGCGTTCAGGTCGAGCTGTCGGATTTCGGTGGGGACAGACTGGAGCAGGGTCATATCCGCACGGGGAACATTAATGATCTTTGCCCCCCAGTCTACGCTGATTGCCATTTACTCGTCCTTTATCATCTGGATCGTGAGGTCTAGCCCCGATGCAGAGTTTATTGTTCCTACGATTGACGAGGTTTTATAAAGAGTGCCGTAGCCCGGAGTGGCTCGTCTCACCCGTCCGGTTATCGTTTGGTTGGAGGCCAACGACCGGGTGTCGGTTACCTGACCACTGCCATTCGTAAGCACTTTGTTGATTATAGCCGTGCCGGGGGACAGTGGGCCAGTGGCTCCTGCTGCCACGTAGACCATAGCGTTCGGGATGGCAGCGCCTGTGTCGATATCCACAACGGTAATAGTGGTGGTTACCTGTCCCGCTACGACATTGACGGTAGCCCCGGCACTGCGGATGGAGGGGATGGTCGCTCCAGCCGCCACGTTGATGGTCAGGGTGCCTGATCCCACGTTGACGTAAATGGCTTCGTTGCCGGTGGAGGTCGGGGTGACAGGTGAGGCGGACGCCCCCGTCACGTACCCGCTGAGGGTGCCGTCCCAATTCATAGTTCCGTTGCCGATGCTGTTCAGTTCTATTGCGTGGTTTGACCCATCGCTGATAAAAGTGCAGCCTGTGGCGTAAGACAGGTTTGGCAGTGTCAGCGAGGTAGCGCTGGTAGACCGGTCGAATACGCAGTCGATCAGGCTTGCCTGATTTGTATTCGATACCTGAGCGCACTGTCGCCATGTCAGGCCGGTAATAGTGGCTCCTGCCAAACC